TATTAATGACTATCGATGGAAAGGTTAATCGAGTTAAGGTTACAGAGTACTCAAATACGAACATTAATGGTGAAGACGTAAGTTACCCATCAATTAAATACATCACAAATAGAATACCTAAAGTGGTGAGTACGAAAATAGAAACACCTAATAAGTTGAATAAGGATAACCGTACATTATTGGACGGAACTAAACTTAGAGCGTCTAAAACGTTTTGGACCGATTTAAAATCCCTTGAAGGTGCGATTGGGACCAATGGTAGTCCTGTTTTAAATGCCTATCGTTTAGGTGACGGTCGAACAACAATAGGATGGGGACATACAGGAGCGATGTCAGGTAAGACGCCGAAAATGGGTGATGTTATCACAAAAGAACAGGCACAGGAATTACTAAATGTTGACGCAACAGAGGCTGCGAATTGTGTTAGAAGGTTTTTAATGGGGTGGAAAAAACAAGGATTAAATTCATATATGATAACTCAAAATATGTTTGACGTACTAGTGTCATTATCATTTAATTCTGGTTGTCCGAACCTTAGAAGTTCAGAATTTATCAAATTAGTTAAGAAGGGTAAACATACCGAAGCTGCGAAGTTACTACCAACAGATAGTACTATGATTCATGGTGGGTTTACTAAAGGATTAACCGCTCGTAGAAAAAAAGAATCGAAACAGTTTTTAAAATAGATTGAGTTGAGCTCCTTCGTATTTTTCCTTAAGAAGAGTATAAAGTTTTTTCATTTCTCTCTCAGTTAACGAGACATGGTGTCTAGATTCGTATTGTTCGATTACTATACCCATGTTGTCTTCATCGAACACTACTAAGTCATCACTTAACCATGTAGTTTTTTCCGATTCATAATAGTCGTCTGATGAGTCGTTTACGTAAGTTGGGGATGACTCCTCAAAGTAGTATTTCTCATCATACCCATATTTGGATATGTTCAGTCCTGACTGTATTGCTCTTTCAACATCATCAATTCCAACAAATTCTCTTTCTGAATGCATATTATAATAACCACACGATATATTAATACAACATATTGGTAGTTTAGATGATAATACCATTACGTCAGTGAATGGGTGTGATTGTTCGATAAGTGGATTACCAAACGCCGACTCTATTTCAGGTTTTAAATCATTAATAAAGTCTCCGTTAGACTCGTATAATCTAACCCCTGACGATATTTCAGAGATTAAGTGGTCTCCGGGGGCATCATATTCACATATGAAAGACACATCATTAAAGAACTCTAAATCCGCTCCGTTTGACCCGATACAACCTATTTCCTCTGAAACGAAGAACGCCGCCTTACATCTCTCTAGGTTCCTAACCATCTCCAAACAAATGAAAATCCCACATTTATCGTCACCACCAATACCAGTTAATTCACCATTATCGTCTAACCCATAAAGGATATCAAACACATCATCCCCAAAATTCTTACCGAATGTCGGTGGTTTCTTAGAGACCCCTTGTTTAACGTTAATGTTGGTAATTTGATGTACAGTATCGGTATGAGATATATAACAGGGGTATAAATCACTAACCCCCTTTGTTACATATATATTAGAAATTTCATCAACATAGTAATCTACCTGTAACCCTAAGTGTATCATCTCATCTAACACATCTGTGATGTGTGAAACCATAAAATGCTCTTGCTCAGACTTACTAGGTACTGATAATAGGTCTTTGAATCTGTCTAATCTTTCTTTGTTCATTTCTTTGTGATTTTATTATCTACAAATATAGTATTTTATTTTTGAATGGCAAAGATTATTATGACTTTTCAGTCACAATAATCTTATCACTACCTTTAGTAACCTTAAGGGAATATTTTTTACCTTCCACTATGTTTTGTCTAAGTACCTCTTCTGAGATAAAGTCTTCTAAGTAGTCCTGAATCGCTCTACGAATAGGACGTGCCCCGAACTTACTGTCATACCCTTTATCTGAAATTAGTTCGGCAATTGATGGTCCCATCGTAATTCGATAACCTCGTTCAACTAACCTTTTAGTTAATTTTCCTAATTCAATTTTTACGATATCAGATACGTGTTTTTTCTCTAATGATTTAAAAACAATTATATCGTCTAATCTATTTAGGAATTCAGGTGCAAATTCATTTTTCAATGCTTTCTGTATGATACCTTTCGTTAATTCCTCACGTTGTGTTGCCAAAGAATCTGTGGTGAATCCAACTCCCGTTCCAAAGTCCTGAAGCTTACGTGCTCCTACGTTTGACGTCATAATGATAAGAGTATTCTTAAAGTTAATTTTACGTCCTAATCCGTCAGTTAAATGACCCTCATCTAATACTTGAAGTAATATGTTAAACACGTCTTTGTGTGCTTTCTCAATCTCATCGAAAAGTATTACCGAATATGGTTTATTCTTAACCTGTTCGGTTAACTGACCACCTTCATCGTGACCTACATATCCTGGGGGTGAACCCACTAAACGAGAGACAGAATGTTTCTCCATTAACTCCGACATATCGACACGAATCATTGCCGACTCATCGCCGAATATTTCACGAGCCAGTGTCTTTGCTAAGTGAGTCTTACCAACTCCAGTAGACCCTAAGAATATAAACGACCCAATCGGTCTGTTTGGTTCTTTAATTCCCACTCGATTTCTACGGATAGCCTTTGCTATTTTCTTAACTGCTTCGTCCTGACCAATTACGTTCTGTTTAATATTATCTTCTAACGATAAAAGAGATTCCGACTCATTACTATCTAAACGCGTAATTGGTATTTTAGTCATGTCTGAGACTATTTGATAAACATCCTCCTCATAGATTTTAGTCCTATCTTCGTTTTGTTTACGTTCCCACTCAGTCTTCTCGGTATCTAATTTACTGAGTAGTTTCTTCTCTTGGTCACGAAGTTCCGCTGCGATTTCATAGTTTTGGTTCTTAACCACGTCTAACTTCTTTTTCTTAATAACATGGACCTCTTCCTTCAATTCCTCCAAAAATTCAGGGAGTTTAACCTCAACCTGAGCCTTAGCCCCGACCTCATCTAAAATGTCGATAGCCTTATCAGGAAATTCACGGTCGGTGATATATCTCTCGGCTAACACGACACAAGCCTTTAATGACTCATCAGTATAAACCACTTTATGGTGGTCCTCATATTTCCCTTTAATGTTATTAAGGATTATTAGTGTCTCTTCCATTGTCGCCGCTTCCACCATGACCTTTTGGAATCTACGCTCTAATGCCCCATCCTTTTCGATGTTCTCACGATACTCATCTAATGTTGTAGCACCAATACATTGAATCTCACCACGAGATAGTGCTGGTTTAATTATATTAGACGCATCTAACGAACCTGATGAGTTACCGGTACCTATAATTGTATGAATTTCATCGATGAATACAATAACATTATCGTTATCCTGTAATTCCTCTAAAATTGCTTTTAGACGTTCTTCGAACTGTCCACGGTATTTAGTACCGGCAACTATCGATGTTAAGTCTAAAGATACAATACGTTTATCCGCAAGGTTCTTAGGACAATCACCCTCATGAATTTTTATTGCTAACCCCTCCACTAATGCAGTTTTACCACAACCAGGTTCCCCGATAATGATTGGGTTATTTTTCTTACGTCTCGAAAGAATTTGAGCTACTCTACGAATTTCTAAATCCCGACCAATAACGGGGTCTATTTTACCTAATTCCGCTAATTTAATAAGGTCCCTAGAAAAGTTATCAAGTACTGGGGTACGAGAATCATTCTTTTGTCTTTTTATTGGGAGTTTTCTACCTCCACCTTGTTCATCGTATTCTGTATCCATCTATGTCTTTAGTTTTACGTTTTTATTTCTATTACAAATATAATACTTTTTCTTTAAAAAACAACATTATTAGTGATGTCAGTGTTTTGTCCATATTATATGTCAGTTTGTCAGTTTAACCAAATTGGTTCGTAATTTGATTTATATTGACCACAAAGATAGACATAATGTTTTAGTCTCACAAACTTTCACAAAAAAAAGTGAATTATTCTGTGAGTATCAATAATAAAACCTATCTTTGCAATTAATTAAATAAGTAAACTAAAAAGAAGTATATGGGAAAAGTAATTGGTATTGATTTAGGAACGACAAATTCGTGTGTCTCTGTTATGGAGACTGGAGGACCTAAAGTAGTTGTTAATTCCGAAGGGTCGAGAACGACACCTTCAATAGTCGCGTTTCATGACGGAAACATTAATATAGGTAACTCTGCGAAAAGAGGGTCGATAACAAACCCCGATAATACGATATACTCTGCTAAGAGATTTATCGGTAAACGTTATTCGGAGTTAAATGAGAATCACAAAAACGTGGTTTATAAAATTAAGAAAGGTAAGGGGGATACTGTATCCATTATTGCAAATGAAAGGGATTATGTTCCTCAGGAAATTTCTGCAATGGTATTACAAAACCTACGTAAGAGTGCTGAAGCATACTTAGGTGAGGAAGTAACACAGGCAGTCATTACGGTACCCGCGTATTTCAATGATTCCCAACGACAAGCAACTAAAGAGGCGGGTCAAATTGCGGGGTTAGAGGTGTTACGTATTATTAACGAACCAACCGCAGCAGCATTAGCGTATGGGTTAGATAAGACAGAAAAAGACATGAAAATTGCCGTTTTCGATTTAGGTGGTGGTACATTCGATATCTCCATCTTAGAATTAGGTGACGGAATTTTCGAAGTATTATCCACAAATGGTGATACTCAGTTAGGTGGTGATGATTTTGACGAAGCAATTATCAAACACTTCACCTCACTTATTAAAACTAACTCTGGGGTTGATGTATCACAAGACTCTATGTCATTACAACGTGTACGTGAATCGGCTGAGAAGGCGAAGATTGAATTATCATCTGCAACTCAGACTAGTGTTAACCTACCGTATATTAGTGTTGGACCAAATGGTCCAATCCATTTTGAGACAACCTTCACAAGGTCTGATTTTGATAGATTAACATCTAATTTAGTAAAGAGGTCGATTGACCCATGTATTAAAGCGATGACTGATGCGGGTATTACATTAGGAGAAATAGACGAAGTCATCTTAGTTGGAGGGTCGACTAGGATTCCTTCAGTCCAAGAGGCAGTTGAGAAATACTTCGAAAGAACTCCGAGTAAAGGAGTGAACCCTGATGAGGTAGTCGCTATGGGAGCCGCAATCCAAGGGGGTGTATTGTCCGGTGATGTAACCGATGTCCTATTATTAGATGTCACCCCATTATCGTTGGGTATTGAAACAATGGGAGGGGTAATGACTAAATTAATCGAATCTAACACGACAATACCGACAAAGAAATCTCAATCATTTTCAACCGCATCGGACAACCAGACAATCGTTGAAATCCACGCATTACAAGGGGAGAGACCAATGGCCACGGATAATAGAACTTTAGGTACTTTCAAATTAGAAAGTATTCCAATGGCTCCAAGAGGTATTCCTCAAATTGAGGTAACTTTCGATATCGACGCCAATGGGATTCTTAGTGTATCGGCAACCGATAAGGGGACTGGTAAAGAACAAAAAATTAGAATCGAATCGTCTACCGGTTTATCAGAGGAAGAAATTCAAAAAATGAGAGACGAAGCGGAATTAAATCGAGATGAAGATAAGAAAAAAGAGGAGGAAGTTACCACTATTAACGAAGCGGATTCCTATATTTTCACTACTGAAAAACAAATGGAGGAATTAGGGGATAAAATTAGTGATGAAGAAAAAGTGTTACTAATCGAACTTAATAAATCCTTGACCGACGCCAAGGACTCTAAAGACATATTACTCATTAAGAGTAAAAAGACAGAGTTAGAAGAGGTATGGACTAAAATCACCACTCGACTTTATGAGACCCCCGAAGAAGAGGGTGACGGAACGACGGATGTTGATTATGAAGATGTAAGTTAATTAAAACCCCCTTAATGGGGGTTTTTTTATGCCCTTTATTTATAATCGATTATTTACTACATTTTTAGATATTTATTTAAATACTACAGAATATGGCTATTATATCAGAAAAAATTAGCGGAAAGAGAATTAAGGTGTTCATCGAATCATCTAATTTAACGTCTGCGGAGTATCATACGGATGCTAAGACATTGTTAATGGAATTTAAAAACGGACAGAAGTATGAATACGCTGAGGTACCGTGGGATGTTTTCACTAAACTAAGAATGTCAGAATCCCAAGGAAGTTTCTTCAATAAAAATATCGGACGAGCGTTCGAATATACTAAAATAGAAGAAGATGGAGAATAACGGAGAACAAAGAATAATACATTCCTTCAACACTAAAGAAGTGTTATGTGGTGACGTATGGGACGGAGCGACAGGAAACCCTCAAATGAAAAGAGACGTTAGACAACAATTATTAACTATTTCTGACGACTTCATAGAATTCTTAGTCATAGAGTTAGAGATTGCCGATATCATTATGACTGGGTCGTTATCTAATTATAATTGGTCTGATTTTTCGGATGTGGATTTGCACGTAGTATTAGATTTTGAAGAGGTTGGGGAAAACGTATCATTCATTAAAGAGTTTTTTAATTCAAAGAAAATCAATTGGAATACTTCTCACGATATAACAGTAAAAGGGTTTGAGGTTGAACTGTATGTCCAGGACGAAACAGAAGCTCATTTCTCGTCAGGAGTTTATTCAGTATTAAAAGATAAGTGGTTAGTGGAACCAAAACCGGGGGGTAGACAACCCGACGAGGAAAAACTAATGTCTAAGGTATCCGAATGGATGTCAATCATTGACGAGGTTGTCGAACAATCGAAAGGTAGTTCTGACATCGAAGAAGTGGTCAAATCAATCGACAAAATTAGAAAAAAATTAAAACGATTCCGTTCGACAGGTCTTGAAGAATATGGGGAGTACTCATATGAGAATTTAGTATTTAAATTCCTTAGAAGAAATGGATATATTGGTAAGCTTTTAGACACCAAAAACGACTTAGTTGATAAGTCTTTATCGTTAGATGAGATTAATATCGAGGATTAATTACCAT